ATACTGTTACATTCTTATCAAATTTAATTTCAGAAGCTTTTTCAAAGTATCTTCCAGCAAACCAGGGTGAGTGTGTTACCCTATTCTTAAATCCTTTAAAGAAAACGTTGTTTGCTTGCTGGGCGTTAATAGCAATGTTAATGATATCGATTGAGTCACCTGGAGGCTTGCCATAATACGAGGCAGGATCTTTTAGGCACAATAGTAAATAAACTATATAGGCCACAGATATAGTAGAGCAGTAGTCTTTACCGCTTCCCTTGCCTAGTTGGGCTACAACTTCGTTGCAGGTCTGCCTATATCTAAGAGAACCTTCCTCTTCGCCAAATAGCTTAATCAAAGTTGATTCTTTATATATCTGAGATGATTTTTCTATAAGAGTATATTGATGATCAGATAGTCCTGGTAATCCTAAGTAATCTTTATCTGTTACAAAAGTTTTAAGATCTACTGGTCTTTCATCAAACTCTTCGCCATCTAAGATGTCAATTAGATCATTAAAATCAAACTCCACTGACTTCCTCAATAATCTCTATAGGCTCAACAATTCCAGTAATCTGAGATAAACGTTTAGCAACTTCCATCTTACACTTTGGGCATGACGCCGTCACTTCTTTTAATATTTTTACTAATACTTCTTGCTTTCTTTCTGACTCTGCAATCTGTCCTGCAAGCTCTGCGTTGTCAAGTAAGCCAACTTCTTGGAGCATGCCAATTCTTTTACCTTCAATATCAGCAATTAGTTTTAGCGCTCCAGATTTAACACTAAGCTGACCAGCCTGATCTGCATCCTCAACTGTTTTCCAAGCTTCTTTGATAAGCATTGCGTAGTGTTGGTCTGCTCCAGAGATAGCCTCTTTAGCACGTTCACGGGCTGATGTGTCGTTGTGTACGACGTTCTTCCACTCATCTATCAACGCAACAACATCCGCCCTCTTAAGGCCTGTTAGTGTGGCAATTTGGGTAGGGTTATTTCCTCTAAGTAGTTCTTCAACTACTTTGTTCATGCGATCAAAGTGATCAGCTAATTCAATTTCCATATGACTTTATTATACTTCTAGTCGACTGAAATAGCAAATTCCTTAGCAACCTTTAATAATATAAGATATCCAATAAGGTCATCAATATCATTATCTCCTGGATAATCTTCACCCTTAATTAATCTATTTAGCTTATCATCAATTCTTACATATAGCTGCTCTTTTGGTCCCGCCTTTGAAAATATGCGAACTGGATCTAAGGCAGAGTTTCCGTATGAAATATTCTTTTTAATCAGCATGTGAGCAATTTCAAGACAGGTATTTAAAATTTCGTGGCCCGCTTCAGTTCCAACTGTAAGCATATAAAGATCATCAAACCTAAACTCTTTTGAATCTTCAAAAATTGGGGTTAGCTTAATTTTTATTACCGCCTTCATTAAATGTAAATCTTCCAACCAAGGAAGATCTGGGTTCATCATTGGAAAGTTTATGCTCAACTTCTTCTTTAAAAAACAAACAGTCTCCTGGCTCAAGAAAGTACGTCTCGTCAAGATCAATTCTTTTATCTCTTAAGTACCAATGGTTGATTCCCTTTAATTGAATAATGCATGTGTGCCAACTATGGGATTCATACGGGACAAACTTATCTGAAAGAGAAATCTTTAAAGAGTTGAAGTCTGATTCTATACTAAGCTTTTTATCAATGCTTTTAATTTGATTGTATAAAGATTCAGAAAGTCTAGTATTAATATCTTTAGCAGAAAAGAATAAAGAAAAGAAAAATGTGGCGTCAGATTCAATTTTAGGCTGCGGGATAGGAGCATCATCGTATACAACTTTTTTTACGGCAAGCATGTTCTTATAAGGAATCTCAAACTCAGGCGGGTTAACAAATTTTTGATGCTCCCCCGTGCTTCTTGAAGCCATGTTTAACATTTTTAAAATCTTTTCCCAATCTGGCAAATCACTAACACAATCTTTTATATGGGCTACACCGTTATTATTCCATTGCTTATAAAAATCTTCTTTGAGCGAGTCTACGTTCATTTAATTAAACCTTTTTCTTTTAATGCTCTATATATGGTCATAACCGTTACGCCACATTCGCTAGCAATTTCTTCCATACTTTTCCTTTGGATGACATATCTTCTATGTAGCCAGTCTTTATTCTTGTACAATTTCACCTCTTTGTCAACACTTCATTTGCGTAATGGGCGATACCAAAACTATCTGCGACGTCAAAATCAATTACATTTAATCCATACTTCTTGTTAAAATAATCAGCAGTTCTTTGCTTTCTCATGTTACGCAATTTGTTTTTATACCATGAGTCTGCGTATCCTGGGTTTAACAATCTTATTGCTTCCTTCTCATCTTTGGTTGGATTCTTGTTTCCTATATGTGCCTGCCAAGAGCTGGGTGATATAGTTATGACAGAGGCACCAGTAGACATAAGCTCGGCAATCACAACACCATAGACATATGACAATTTTATCACAGCATCTGGTGATCTGACAAGTATGGCTCCTTCAACTGCTATATAGTCTGACTTAAGCTCATCAAGCATGAGGGCTGTTTTTACTTTAGCATCGTATATCTTTTCATATATATCATTGCCGAGTATGATTATCTTGCCCCACTTTATTGGCTTGTTGTTTTCCATTAGACAGAATGCAACCGAAGATGTTGAGGCATCTATGCCCAGCACCCTACTAGCTTTAGTCTTGGCTAATTTGGCCAGAGTCATTTAGCATCCTTAACACTTTTTCTTTATCTGAAGTTGATATGCTTTTGTCGCACTTAGCACATACAGTTGACGTGTTATATCTACTTAAAATAGAGTTACACTTCTTACAGTGTCTTTTTTGTCCAGATCTTATAGCTTTTTTCTCATAATATTTTTCCATAATCTTTTTGTTTGTTGCTACCCTACAGCATTCATCGCAGCAATACTTTTGATTATGAGTTTTTGGCTCAAAGTTTTTATCGTTAAGACAATCTGAATTGGCGCAAATCACAGCGTAGGTACCTTAAATCTTTCTATTTGAACTGTTCCAGTAGGGGTTTCTTTAGAGTAGCATTGCTTTTTAATTGGGCAATAGGTGCAAGGCATCTTTGTTTTTGTAGCACCTTCTGGCTTCATTGGAAGATCGCCATCCTTAAAGTTATCCCAAACTTCTCTCATCCAAATAAATGTATCCTCAATAATCTTTTTATTTTTGTCATTCATAACTACTGGAATAATAAGTATCTCTTGAGTGTTCTTATTCTCGTACAAGAAGAAGCCTTCTTTTGCATCCTTAAGCTTCATATATGTTAAAAGCTGAAGCAAATGGTTTGCTGAAGGGCTCATCTCTGCCTGCCTTGCATCCCAAACTTCTTGCTTTGCAGTTTTAATTTCTCCAATTACAGTCTCATCATCATACTTCATGATAAGGTCTATAAATCCACGGATTGGAGGGTACTCGTTAATAATTTCTTCTTCTTCTGCAACCCATTGAGGCATTGTTTTAATTAGATTCTGTAGCCTTTCATGCGCTTGTGTTCCTTGTGCCATGTTTGCAACTGCAACAGCATCATTGTTATCAATAAATACTGCTCCTGAAAACGCCATGTACCAATATCTTGGGCAAGTTCCATGACCATATCCAAGCGAGCTTGGGCTAAATGATTTCTTTGTCATTTCTCCATCAGCTCTTTTGGTATTCCTGTAGGACTCATCAAGCATTTCTGCAAAGCCTTCAGGGTCAAAGAACTTCCCTGTGTGCTTTTTAAACTTTAAGTTCTTTACTATATTTCTTCCCATTACAAATTATACCTAACGACATACTTAAGTGCATCTACAAGTTTGTCTATGGACTCCTTTGCTGAGTAATATATATTCTTTTTATTATTGTTTGTTGTTCCAGCTTTATCTTTTGCTATTGTTGAATAGTAAGAAGCCATCATGGCAAACTTAGTGGACATGGCCTGAAGCTCAATAATAAGTTGTGGTGCTTTAGCAGCAGGAACATCTGGGTTCAATAAAAGCTTTACTATAACAGCCAATGCCCTATCTAATTGAGCATCATTCATGTACTCATGCAGATCATTGAACTCAGTTATAGAGTTTATTAACTCTAATGTGTTTTTATCTTCTGTCATTTTTAATCTTCTTGTCCCATTTATCCATTAAAAGTCCCATGCCGTAGCCGACCACAAAACCAATCATTGCTCCTAAAGTAAACATTATCATTATATCAGCCTTTGAACAAGTCCGTACCCAAGCCAAAGCCCAAAGATACCCATAAGCCCAGAGAATACTGGCGGAGCTGGAATAGGAAGTTTAAACAAACTAAATATTCCGCCCACTCCAATTCCTACTACTGTTGTAAGAATTATCTCTTTCATTAAAATGGAACCTCTGCATAAGTTTTATATGATGGGAACTGATCATTATTTGGCGCCTTATCCTTAGATAAAGTATAAGCTGTTACAGAAATCGAATCAGCATTAATTTCATAAGATGTTCTATTTACGCCTTCTTTGTCTGTCCAGCTTTCTTCGTAAATCTTTCCTACAATAATAACTTCCATGCCCTTTTTAATTACAGACTTTGATTGCGCTGCAAGTGTGCGCCAAGCCTTGACTGTCCACCAAGAGGTGTTCTTGTCTTCCCACTCTCCAGTGGTGTCATTCTTAACGCGATCATTTGTTGCAACTCTAAAACGAAGACCATTTGATCCTACAGTTTCTGGTTCGCTACCAACTCTGCCTACGATTGTAATCATTGGATTAGCCATTTTTATTTTCCTCCCAAAATGCAATCAGCTCTTCTAGAACTGACCACTCTATGATTCCAAGACGAACCTTGGAATCCTCACCGATAATAATTTTAAGTGCTGGATGCATATCCCTGCTTACCTTAAAAGTATCTGTACATATTTTAGCCCATACATCTTTATTTAAATTAAATGATGATTTAGACTCTTTGTAATCTACTACAAAGCTTTTCCATTTTGCATCACCTTTTTGATAAGCGCCTCTACCGCTATTCTTTTGTGCTTTAGCGCCATCTCTTTTTACTTCTGCTCTTTCTGACATCAGTTTAGCTTGTACCTTGTTTCATGCCCATCTGGACATTTCCAATACATTTCTAAAGTTACCTGATTAAAATTATAAAACGGAGAAGACAGGTTGCATTTACTGCATGGTCTTTCCTGATCTATTCTTTCAACTCGGCC